GGCGTGGTCCCGGAAAACAACATCTACGTTCTGCCGACTGTCCAGTGGGGCCAATTCACGGCGGACGTCGCCGTCGAAAAGATGCTCTCCCTAATGCAACAGCACCATCCGCAATTTTGGTGGGCCGAACGCGGACACATCACCAAATCCATCGGCCCGTTCCTGCGCAAGCGCATGAGCGAAGAACAGACCTACGCGGCAATCATCGAAATCACCCCTATCGCGGACAAGCAGACCCGCGCGCAGTCGATCCAAGGCCGGATGGCCATGGGCAAGGTGTACTTCCCAAGCTTCGCCCCTTGGTGGCCGGAAGCGAAAGACCAAATTTTAAAATTCCCCCACGGCGCGCACGACGACTTCGTGGACGCGCTGGCATACATCGGCATCGGAATGAACCAGCAAGTTGGCTCGTCCGACTTGACCAACATTCGCCAAAGGGGCGCGCCCGGCACGTTCCGACACTTGTTCGCAGAGACCCGCGCCGCCGAACGGGCGCATAAAATCCGAGCATCCAGAGAAGGTTGGTAGCATGGAAAACGAATTTCAAAGCACAATGGGCACCGCAGTGGACCAATCCGCGATCATCAGCCGCGAGACCCCGGAGCCCGAAGCGGGCCGCGCCGAACTAGTGAACGCGTGGGCGGACCGTGTCCGCCGCGCTAGATCGTTCTGGCACGACACGGCGTTCAAGCGGATGATAGAGGACATGCGGTTCACTGCCGGAGCGCAGTGGGCGACGGGCCAGTCGGCAGCGGACGCCGCGCAGTTTACCGAAACGCCGGAAGATCGGTATGTCGCCAACATCACGTTGCGCCACGTTATCAGCCGCACGGCTTCGATCTACGGCAAGAACCCCAAAGTGGTGGCCAAGCGCAAGCCCCGGTTGCTCTCCACGGTGTGGGACGGCTCCGGCCAGTCCATATCCGCCGCAATGGAAGCGGTCAGCATGGACCCCATGAACATGCAAGCCATGGCGGTGTTGCAAGACGCGCAACAAACCATGGCGCAAAACCAGATGCTGGACAAAATGGCCCGCACGCTGGAACTAATGTACGAACACGAGATTGACGAACAGCCGATCCCGTTCAAGGTCCAAATGAAAGGCACGGTCCGCCGCGCGCTGACCACCGGCGTGGGCTACACCAAGCTTGGATACGAGCGCATCATGGGTAAACACCCGGACGTGGACCGCCGCATCGAAACCACGGAGCAGCAGTTGTCCGCGATGGAGCGTCTTTCTGCGGACATGGCGGACGGGGAAATCCTAGAGGGCAGCGCGGAGGAAGAACAACTCCGGTTGCTTCTGGCCGATCTGTCTCAGACCGAACAAGTCATCATCCGCGAGGGCCTGACCTACAACTTTCCCGACAGCACGGCGATCATCATGGACCCGGACATCAAACAGCTTCGCGGCTTCGTCGGCGCTCAGTGGGTGGCCGAAGAATACTTCCTGTCCGCCGACCGGATCAAGGAAGTCTACGGCGTGGACGTAAGTAGCAGCGCCCCCGGAGTGTCCGACGAGGAAGCCGCCACGGCCCGAGCGTACCGCCGGACACGGCACCACGCCTATAGCCCGACGGACAGCGTGAAAGACAAGAAGGGCGACACGTACCATTGTTTGTGGGAGGTGTACTCCCGCACCGACGGCATGGTGTATGTTGTCTGCGACGGATACCCCGACTTTCTCGTGGAGCCTGCGGCCCCGGATATCTACTTGGAGCGGTTCTTCCCGTGGTTCCCTTTCGTGATCAACGAGGTCTACGACGACGACACCGTGATCCCAATGTCGGACGCCCGGCTCATGCGCGACATGCAGAGGGAACTAAACCGCACCCGGCAGGGCCTGCGCGAACACCGCGTGGCTGCGCGCCCGCGCACCTACATGGCCTCCGGGCGGCTGAGTGAGGACGACAAGGCCAAGATAACGGAAGCCGAAGCACACGCCGTTGTTGAAATCACAGGGATGCAACCCGGCGAGAAAATCAGCGACTTGCTGCAATCGCACTCCGGGCCCTCCATCGACCCCTCGGTGTACGACCCGTCACCCGTGTTCGAGGACTACCTGCGGGCGCTCGGACAACAGGAAGCCAACCTCGGCGGCACGTCCGGCTCCACGGCAACCGAAGCCGCAATCGCGGAGGGCTCCCGGTCCACGTCCGTGGCGTCCGTAGTCGATGATCTGGATGAATTCCTAACCGAGTTGGCGCGGGCCTCCGGGCAGGTTCTGCTCTTGGAGTGCAGCGCCGAGAAGGTGAAAAAGGTACTTGGCCCCGGCGCAGTGTGGCCCGAACTGGACCGCGAGAACGTGGCGCTGGAAATCATGCTGGAAATCGAAGCGGCGTCCACTGGCCGCCCGAACAAGGCGCAGGACATACAGAACGCGCAGGCGATCTTCCCCATGCTTATGCAAATCCCCGGCATCTCCCCCGAGTGGATGGCCAAGGAAATGTTGCGCCGCATGGACGACCGGTTGGACTTGGCGGACGCCTTCGCCGCAGGTATGCCGTCAATCCAAATGATGAACGCGGCCAAGCAGGCAGCCGGTCCGGAGCAAGCTGGCGCTGGCGGTCCCGCCACGGACCCTCGCGCACAGGGAGGGCAGGGCGGCAACAACGCTCCGTCCACACAACCCCAACAGGTTAACTCCGCAGCACGGCCCCCGGAAGGCGCGCCGCCGCCCCCTCCCGGCTCAGTAGGAATGTGATCCTTAGACAGACCCGTCAAACTTCTAACTTTATCTGACGGGTCTGTCAGATTTGCCAACGAAATTAGGGGCATACCCTAATTTGCAGTTTGCTTGAAACCTACAAAACAGACAATGTTGCCGCATCAGAATTCACAAGGGTGCGAATACATGCCTCCATCGCGAGACAAAGACGGCGAACAGACTGCGACCGACACACCCATGGTTGCAGGTTCTGCCGAAACTACCCCGGACGATCAAACTCCGCTCACGTCCAGCGGCGAAAGTGACCACCAACCGGAAGGAATAGAAGAACCCAAGTCTATGGCTGACGCCATCGAACGGGCCTTCGAAGCCGCCCCGACAGACGAAGCCATCGACAGCGCCCCGAAAACGGACGGCGAGACTGACGATGATGCGGACGCTGACGGCGAGGAAGGTGATGGGACACCAGCCAATGAAGGCGAAGCCGATGGCGAGGCAGAGGACGCGGAAGCGGACGAAGCCCCGGACGAAGCGGAACCCGAAGCTGGCGAGACCCCCGACGACGATCCTTCCGAAGAAGAACTCAACCAGATGGGCCGAAAGGCCCGTGGACGCATCAGCAAATTGCTGGCCCAACGCAGAGAAGCCCGTGACGAAGCGGCAAACTTCAAGAGCGAAGCCAACAACTACAAAGCGGTGCGGACGTACATGTCCGAGAACAACCTGCATGATGCAGAAGTCGCGGACTTGTTCAAAGTGGGCGCGGACCTGAAATCCGGCGATCCACAACGGTTGCAAGGCTTCCTAGATCGGATTGCACCGCTTGTTCAAATGGCCCTTGAAGCCACCGGACAAGCCGTCCCGCAAGACCTGCAAGAACAGGTGGAAACGGGCGACATGACGACAGAAGCGGCCCAGATGGTAGCCCGTTCGCGTTACAACGAACAGCTTGCCACCGACCGGCTGGAGCGAAATCGTCAACAGGTGCAGCAGTCGCAAGGCGCTCAACAGCAACGGAATATCGCGTCCGCCATCAACACTTGGTTCAACGAAATCCAAGTGGCTGACCCCGACTTCGGCGAAAAAACCGCCGCGATGCGCCGGGTGGCGCAGGCAATAGTTGCCGAACAGGGACTGCCCAAGACACCAGAGCAAGCTTTGACGCAGGCAAAAGCCGCCTACGCCGAAGTCAATCAAATGCTCCGTCCAAAGGCAGCCGCCCGCAAAGCGACACGGCCCGCACCCACCACGGCAGGCAACGCGGCTCCCCGACGTTCCGGGGTCCAGCCCGTCCCAACGTCCCTCGAGGACGTTATCAATCAAGCCTTGGGCGGCTGACCTCTACACTTGAAAGTTTCAGATCATGGCCCTGACGGTAGCACAAATGGACTTCATCGCCAACTCGGCGTTGGACTTCTACCTCAACAAAGGCACTGCCTTCCAGCAGTCCCTCCAAGACCGCCCGCTTGTCAACATCATGGACAGCGGCTCCAAAACCTTCCCCGGCGGTAAAGGCGCAATCAGCGTGGCCGTTCAGGGTGCGTATGGGGCCGGAGGCACTGACGACAGCCTCGCCGGTTACGAGTACGACGACACCGTGACGTTCTTCAATCCGGCCAACCTTGACCGCCTGTCTTTCGACTGGAAAGAGATGCACATTGGTATCTCGGTCACGCACACCGAGTTGAAGCACGACGGTATCAGCGTAACCAACGAAATGGGCGGCTCGTCCAACCACTCCGGACGCGAAAAGACCGCGCTGATCAACATGTGGGAAAACAAGCTGTTCGACTTCGGCGAACGCTACGCCCGCTCTGCCAACGACCTCTATTGGGGTGACGGCACGGCGGACGCGCTGGCGCTGCACGGGCTGACCCACTTCCTTGTGGCCAACCCGGCGCTCGGCACCGTCGGCGGTAAGAACCGCGCCACGGCGGCAAACGCGTACCTGCGCAACCGCGCACGGACCGCAGCCTTCGGCGTGGCAGTTGGCGTTACGCCCGCTCTCTCGGTCCACGGCGGCGACGAAGTCACGTCCGACCCGGCGAACGGCGGCGCGCTGATCCAAGAGTTGCAGCGGGAACGCCGTCAGTTGACGAAGTTTGGCGGCAAGCCCGACACGTTCTTGGCGGGCTCGGACTTCATTGACGCTTACGAGCGTGAAATCCGCGCCA